AGCATTTCTAATGCTCGAACTTGATGTTCGAGCTGAACGACCCCTTCCTAAACGCGATAGCGTCCTATCAATTCCGATTGATAGGTAAGGAAGAAGTGTTCAAACGTATACAGTGCGTTGGCTGTATACTGATACCAGAGTGAAGCACTAGTACATGCTTGCACTCCAAGCCATTCAACAATGTTTGAGTGGCATAATGCTATTAGATGACGAGATAGTGGACTAACCAGTCCTGCAAGTGGGCTTGGAGTGTTCAAGTTCCCTGTTACAGTCGCCAGTCTTGTCTGTTCATCTAGTTTGAGAAAACGCTCTCTCGCGCTAGCTACGCGAGGAGTGGCTCCACTTATCACGTTCTCGAGCTTCTCGGGCCCCGTTCTGCCGAGCAATCTATCGGCTTTGGGGTGGGCAGCCAATGGACCCAGCGCCTCACGCACGAGTCCTTTCCACCAGTCATTCGGTTTTTGTGTGACCTTAGCAATAGTCGGACCTTCCTCCATGAGATCTCTGTGAATCTGTTCAAATCTTCGAAACAATTCTGGCACAATCTGAAGCTTGAGCTTGCTACCCCGTTGTTTATAATAATTCACAGTATCCTGGCGTTCCATGGTAGCGTACTCCCTGCGTGCTGTGGCGGGCATGATACCGGCCATAACACTTGCGTCCACGTCACCATGGTCCGGTGCTACAATACCGTTCCAATGTTTGATGAGATTCCAACCTTTCCTAACCATCAACTTTGATAATTGAGAATCTTTCTGCTTGAATCTAACTTGTCGGCTTCTAGCGGTTTGAACTCTCACAAACCGCGCATCTTTACCATCACACCTGCATACTCCCATACCACCCAACCAAGTGGGAGATTTCAGCACGTCGTTGTGTGGTCTATAGGTATTTCCATTCACCTTGATTGCGCTCCAGTGTTTGATGAGCAGCAACTTAGCGTCTTCGAGCCGCTCCATTTCTCCGCCCCTTCGGATGATTCGGTTGAGCCCAGAACAAATGTTCTGCGCTGACTTAATACCAGCATAGCGTGGACTAGTCTGCGTGTCTCCCGAAGTAAACCCGGTAATCCCCCGACAGTAACTGCCTGTCACAGTTCGCCCCTCTCGGTACATTAAGCGGAGGAATTCTGCACGACGCATGCTCACCATCTGTTTGTTGGCCTGTGCATCAAGGCCGAGAGGGTCAATGAGACTTACAAATCTTAAAGCGGTCCACAATGATGGGCTATCCCCTTCCATGTCATCCCCCAATACATTGTATCGGCTGAGTGGATCAATGCCAAACCGCCTTATAAACAGAATACGCTGAGCGGTGGTATATGCAAAGTTGAAAGTGACATTGATGTACATCGTGCTCCTCCAACCTGTCCAGAGACCTCGAACGAGCCTAACGTACTCATCACCATCTAATTTGGCCCTCACATCATCCAAGGCAGCAGCAGTCCACCGGCAAGCCTGTCGGATAAAATTCAGGATACTCGCACTGTCATCAGTAGCCTGGTCCGCGGGTAACGCCAATCTCGCATCGAGCGCTGAAGCATGACTAAGCCACAATTTACGCATCCTTTCAAATGTGTGCAAGATATTATAGTCAGCGTAATCACTGCAAGCCCGCGCTATGTCGCCCCCAGTGCTAGCAAGCCTGTTAGTGAGTTGCACGAACTCAACATAGCTATTTTGTTCGAGAGCTATTTCAGGCACGCCCCGCAGCACATGTCCTTCACCACCCCAGAGAGCCATTGATTCTACAACCCAGTGGTAGAGAGGGCCAGGCAGAAGCATCCTTAGCTTGCCCGCTTCAAACTTGTAAGTGGGCTGACCCACACAATTAGGATCAATGTCTAGGCATTCAAGAATCCCCGCTACCCCCATACGGTTCAGCTGAGACGATTTATTGCCACCACTGCTCCGCATCTCACTGCCATCGGGCATAGTCAGAACTAAACCCCTATTGGGTGCGCTTCCTGAGGTACTCCAAGTTAGAAAATCAGCGCAGAAAGTTTCCAGATCTACATGTGCCTGAGCAACACTGCCTTCAGCAAAAAGGTGGCTGAGATAATCAATGACGTTCTCAACCAGATTCTCGAAACTGCCCTCACTTTGACCATAGACGCTATCTGCCAAAGGCCGCCCAGGTTCCATACGGCTAGTAAGTTCACTTCTGAAATTCAGGTGTGAAAAGAAGAACCTGCCCGGCAGGAGATTGAAATACATATAGTGGTCCGGTGTGTACCGACCATTAAACCAGGAAACGTCATCTGTATTCCTAATCAGATTATGGAAGAGCTTCGTTACGTCCATGAACCGCTTCAAGTCCCCGTTAAAGAATCCAAAAACTTCGTGAACGCGCAGCAGTTCTCGCCAGCCACCATCCAGACCACAACACCACATCACCACATTCGTCAACATCTGCCCGCCCAGACCCAAACACAGGCGCAACACCGCCTCAACATCTTTGAAGCTACAATGGTGGTTCTGTATTTGCTGCTGGGCGAGTGCGAGAGCGAGAGGCACACTAACCTGTTCCCTCTCATCCAACATCTTGCTGGTGCCTGGCCAGACCCGCCGCCCCATCCAACTATGCTTATCTGCATCATACTGATTCCGTCGTAACAAGTCCAGCAGCAGAGGGAGCAATTCAGGTCTTTTTGATCGTATACCAGAGTGTGCAGCCCCCACAGCTGACTCAAGTGTATCATAAGCGACGACTCCCCTACGGGCCCAGGCTTGCTGGGAAGAGACTCGATGCCTCAACCTGCCGATCTGATCGGGCCTGAGCATCTTAGCTTTGACCCTACTATCCATGAGCTGCTTACTTAC